GCAATAGTTAATAGATTTGGTACTGTTGGTTGCCCAATAGATGCCATCGCCATACATTGAACCTGCGTGAGCAACACCAGAAGGACGAATCAAAAGTCCTTTAGTGGTGATACCAATCATATTGGCTCGGCGAGTTCCATGCCAACCAGGAAGAATGTTTGCCGCACTATACAATTTAGCCAAATCTTTAACGTCAGGTCTCGTCTTGACGAAACGCTCATAAACACTAGAAGGGGTTTGTTTACCACACTCTTTAGCAATCTTCTCTGCTGCGGCAAGCCAATGCTTGTCCTCATCTCTGCGATTGACCTTAAAGATTTTGTGAGTCTTGATTTTACCAAGACCACTATGATTACTTGCCCTAGTCTCATGGATCATGGTATCAATCCATTTCCAGGTGGGTTCTGAAGGATCCACCCACTCCAACTCAGCATTTAGAGTTGCGTACTGCGAATCAATGTTACTCTTCTTAGAGATAACTCCTTGAACATTTTTAGCGTCACCAAAAACATCAAGGATGTCCTGAGCCTTCGTAATCTTAAACATATCATCAAAACGTAACACGTCCGCATTAATTCTATGCGGAAGAACGTGGGGGATATTAGAGTAATACTGGCTTGTTAAGCGGTTAAGCTCAGACACATCAGGCTTTTTACTATTAACGATCTTGTTTGCTTCATCAAGAATATCTTTGCCCTTAGTAATCTGAGTAATTGACAATTGACCCAATGGGCATTTCTTGGTGTCCAAATTAAGTTCAATGAACTCTGCGGTAACACCGAACCAAGTTCTAACAAGGTCTTGAACTTCGGTATGAAGTTTGCTTGGAGCAGCCTCTTCAACCTTAACGCCCATCTTCTGTAGAGCATCAACAGATACCGACGTAACTTCAACTTTACTCTGACCGACTGTAGAGCCGACATCGGCTTTAGTCATATCAAGAAGAGCATAGCCTTTTTTAGTTTTTGATTTGATGATTGCTGCGGCTTCCTTCTCAGCATCTTGAATATCAGAACAAATACGGTATTCTTTTGCTCCGCTCTGACCTAAACGACCATAGACAGTATAAAGATAGAATTTCTTATTCTTAGTCTCTAAGATTTCCAAATTATAAAACTTATTGTTATTAAGTTCAATATCGGTAAAATTTAGAGTATAACGTTTATGAGAGGCTGCGACATCAACCTTTCCCATTTCGGTTTCTCTGATAACAGGCTTAGCCATAATTCTATTAATCTCCAACTTTCAAAAATGATTGATGATAGGGCGAATCTTTTCTAATTAAATTAAATCTGGTTCCGGTAGAAGCCCAAATAAATTCACTTTGAATTACGCCATTGATAATATCGCCACGGGCAGATGCCTCAACAAAAGAAGTCATATCCATAGTGGAAAGATAATCTCCTGGAAGGAGAATTAAAATTTCTTCTTTATTGCCAAGATAACAAGAAACGCCAACAACTTTAATGCCAGAGATTGGTTCATTTCTAATTTGTTGAACCGTAATATTTGGTGTTAGATTGGCGAATGGACTTGGATTATTGTAACCATAACGACCAATCTGGTGATTCTTTCGTTTTTCTTCCATCTCTAACGAATTTATAAATTTACCAGTAAGATACCTTTTATTGTTATCAATGGTATTTTGAGATGCTTTATGACTAAGAATGGCGGCACAACGAACCTTCATTGTTACTACATCTTTAAAATCATTCTTCCACCAATATATGTATCCAAGATTTGACTCTTTAAGATGATAATCCATTGGATCCGTGTAGAGCATGGTAACTCCAGGCGGAATAGGACTACTTTTGCGTTTCATTATTTTCTGTTCCTTTGTATAACTGCTCCAGCACTCCGCTAAATATAAGGCTTATCGCGGCGCCCGCCAGTCCCCACAAAAGAAAATAATTCCATTTCGGCATGCCTTCGGCAATCATATAAATTACCCAGCCGGCATGAAACCCCACGCAGAAATAACATGAAAACAATTTATAAAAAAACAACCCAACGAAACGATTGCGCATTAGAGCATTGCGCATCCAACTTATAATGCCCCAAGGACCCTCAATTTCTTTAATTGAGTAGGCTAAAGCGCAGATTGCTAATATCTGAATTATTATCATTGAAACTTAATTATAACTTGATTAATCGGTAACATTTGAGGTTTAAAAATAAGAACTTCATTCTTATCTACCCAATCAGTTTTCTCACCATTAATACAGTAACGAGCATCAATGGTAAAGATTCGAGTTGGCAATGTAAAATCTTTATACAAATCTCTAACTTCTTGGCAATCATCATAAGATAATAGCCATTTTTCTTTGTCTTTTAAAATATCTCTCATTGCAGAATGCTCTTTAGGCTTCATGAACTCATTATATAGCGAACCTCCCTTTATATAATAGGGAGGGTCTAAATATATTGGGCAACTAATTGTTGGAAGGTAATCATTGATATCTATGTTACTGACCGTGGTACGACCCAGCATCAAAGTTCGGATAGCTTTTATCTTATTTTTCAGTTTAACTGCATTATAACGGCAGTCAACAGTATACTTACTCTTTTGTTCCTTACCACCAATAGGTCCACTTCTAAATATGCCAGAGAAGGTGGTACGATTGAAAAAGATTGCTTTATAGGCAGCCGTTAACTTATCTTCCGCTTTAAGATCCCTAAGAGCATAGAACGTCTCTATGGTTGGCTTTTTGTCTAAGAAATCCAACAACGCTTCAAAACGACCATCTTTAGACTCACAGACTGTATCCCAAAAAGAATACATCCACCAATCTTTATCATTGATGTTAATATAAGCCTTTGGATACTTGGTTGCAACTTCTAAAGCTACTGAACCTCCGCCAACAAAAGCGTCACAGAAAGCTGACTGTCCCACCATCATATCATCTATGTAAGGTATCAAAGTTTTAAGTAATTTGTTCTTTGCGCCCGGATATCTGAATGGTGTTAATGTCATATTAATGAATTTGAAAATGTTTTAACGTCATCAAAATAGACGGCAGCCTTGCTTATTAACTTATCCAATTTTGGCTTTTTGAATAAAGCATTTTTATGTAATACTGAAACAGGCAAAATGGATTTAATATAACCTTCGCCTTTAACCATATCAACGGTTACGAATGCCACATAGTCTTTATCGGTAAAGTCTTTAAAAATATGTTTATCTGTAAGCTCGAAGATCCAACTCTCACCATATCGTTGCGCTTGAACAATGTTCTGACACTTGACATGTAGATTGATATCTTTGGCTTTTAAATCATAATCCCAAGATTTTTGCTTGGCTGAATAGATGGCGAAATCAGGATATGACAGATCGTCATATAGTGGTTTTAAAGTTTCATAGACAGCAAGCTCGCCCAACTTGCCAATTTTAGAATCTAATTTTCTTTTGCCCGCGTCCCATTGATTACGTCGAGCATATAGACTGGTATTTACTGCGTTTGAAAAATCTTCTGCTTTTTGAAGGTGATCTTGCGTGAATTTAATTTCGTTCATTATAAACCTCTGTTGAGAAGTCTATATCACGCCCGTACTATTAATAATTGCGGCACGAAAAGCATTTAAAAGAACCATCTTTTTGATTCGGTTCCTCGGCATATTCATAAAACTCGTTACATTTTTTACAGGTTTGTCCCGCCTTTTTAGGCTGCACGATGTCACAACTCTGCCCTTGGTCTTGATAAATGTATGCCTTTAAAAACTCTTCAACCTCTGCGTCGGTAATTGTAAATGTTGCCATTATTTCCTCAAATAAATATACACTCTTCATTTCTTGGAAGCCCGGTGTATTTGGCTTGATTAACTTTACATTCAATCTTTTTATTAACATGAATCCAAGAGTCGGTATGCGTATGACCGGCAAGAACTACAATTTTTTTCTTTTTATAGTTTGCCATCACGCTCTCTAAAGTTTTTCCCATACTTATATTAACATTATATGGTAGCCAGAATCTTTCCATGAAAGTTCCGGTATCTCTAGTTGCCTCTTTCCAAGGCGGATAGTGAGTGAGAATATACACCGTCTTGTGAGTTTGTAAAGCTTTTTCCAATTTATTTTTAATTAGTATTGCAGAGTTATCTGCCAACTCCCTAAATTTTTCAATTCTAGCCCGCATGTTTGGCAATTTTCTAAAATCAGAAGTCGCCAACCAATCTAAAGTATATTTCAAGAATTTTGAATCGCCAACTCTTGCATCGTACCAACCCTCAGTCCCGATGATTGCCGTTTTATGATTTAAAGAAATCAAAGGAGATTCTGTCATCCAATGAAGATTTTTATATTTGGCGGTTAACTCTCTAACATCATTGTGAACATTTTCCATCTTTCTATAATGATAGTCATGGTTACCCAAAACAAAATAAATAGGAATCTCAAGGTGTTTAGCTAAATATTCTAAATCCCATTTTATACTGATACCATGAGAAATATCGCCGGTAAGAAAAACACCATTAGGATTTTCTGCCTCAATTCGTTTGACAAAACGAAATTTGTTCCAGGGGAACGCCCAGTTTAGATGAGTATCAGTATACCAAACATATTTTTGCATCTAATGTTATTGGAAAATAATAATATGATTTACATAAATGTTACTTTACTAATTCTAAGAAATCTTCCTCGGAAAGAAGTTTAGTTCCAAGTTTTCTTGCGGAAATGGCTTTAGAAGATGAACTATTTGGGTCCGCAATAATAAGATATGTTAATCCTTTTCCAACAGAACTTTTAATATCAGCACCGGCATCAGCCGCCATTTTTTCAAGTAATGGTCGTTTATTCTTCATCGCGCCAGTAAAACAAATAGATTTGCCGGTCAATGTTCCAACAATTCTTTTCTTAATTGTTACTCCAGCATCAAGGATATCCGTAATTAATTTTTGATTGTACTTCAATCCGTCAGCCAAAAACTTAGCTCTGGTAGGTCCAACGACAGCCACTTGCTCAAAATTAGCGGCATCCAATTGACCAAACTTCTCTAAAGAATCACATCCGGCATTCATGATTGCTTTGATAGTAGACTGTCCAATCATTGGAATGCTAAGTGCTCCTAAGAAAA